CGAAAGCGAATTTGCGCCAGGCTATGGCGAGACAGAAATTTTGATTCAGCATACCAATAGCCTGTTTTATTTTAACCCGACAACCGACGAGGTAATTGAGGCAATACCAACGGCAAGCATTATGCTGGAATTAGAAATAGAAATTGAACGAAACCTTTAAACAACAAACACCCATGAGAGAGTTAATTGCAATTCAATCGGAGTTAAAAGCTCCAAAAAATCAGTTTAACGCCTTTGGAAAATACAAGTATAGGTCCGTCGAGGATATACTTGAGGCCGTCAAACCGTTGCTTTTAAAATACGAATGTACCTTAATAATTGAGGACGAGGTTAAAGAAGTTGGCGGCATTGTTTTTATTGAGGCAACCGCAAGCATTCAAAAGGACATGGAGGGCCGAGCGGTTACGGCCCAGGCTGGCATCGACATTAACCGAAAAGGTATGGACGTGGCCCAGTCGTTTGGATCGTCGTCTAGTTACGCTAGAAAGTACGCTTTAAATGGCTTGTTTCTAATCGACGATACAAAGGACCCCGACTCGACAAACGACCACGCGCCAAAGGTTGCAACGGTTGTAAAGCCAAAGCCAACCGACGAGCAATTTGCATTCATAGTTAAATATCTTAACGGATCGGACGCCCAGCAAAAGCAAGCCAAAGAGGCCATAACGAAATACGAATTTACACAGGATCAAAAAGACACCTTAGACGGATTAATTTAAACTAACTTATACAACTATGAATCTTTACGAAATAACAAGAGACGCCCAAGAGTTAGCTTTTCTATTGGAAACCGAAGAGCTGACGCCCGAGCTGGAGGCAATGCTAGTAATTAACCAGGAACAACTCCAGGCAAAGGCTGGCAACTATGCCAAGGTAATCGCAAATATCCAAAGCGATTCCGATGCAATCGACCAAGAAATAAAGCGATTAAAAGCAATGAAGGACAGTAAGGACCGAGCCATTACAAGGCTCAAGGACGCGCTAAGGGAGGCAATGCTAGTAAGTACAATAGACAAGATAGAAAGTCCTTTATTTAAGCTCTCATTACGCCGTAGCGAGTCTGTCGAGGTTGACATTGTGGAGGCATTACCTAGCCAGTTTATAAACATTAAAAACGTGGTAACCGCTGACAAGGTAGCAATCAAAGAAGCCATAAAGCGCGGCGAAAATATTATTGGAGCAAGAATAATCGAAAACTTTAACCTACAAATTAAATGAGCAATTACCTTTATTTAGGCAAATTTATTAAGCGCCCAGGAGACTTGGCGCCAAAAGGTGTCGCCTCCACATACGACAAAGAAAAAATTTCCTTTAACCTAACTTTTGAAAGATTATGGAGCTTGATGAAATAACTCAACAGATTAAATCCCTTTACCTGGAGGGTTTGACGCGCAAGAAAATTGCAAAGGCGCTTGGACTAGATGACCAAAAAGTTGGTTACCTACTTTACACTAAAATGAAGTTGCACGAAATTTACCCGCGCAAGTTGATGGACGAAAATATATTTAAAATCCTGACCGACCACCAAATTAGTAGGATTTTAACTTTGGCAACTTATGGATATGATTGCCGAGAAATAGCAGAGGATCAAAACTTGGAATTTCGAAAGGTTAAAAAGTTGCTAGACGTTGCCCAGGCTAAAAACATGATTGAGAAAAAAATATAAATTCTTTTTTATTTCTAAGATTCTTTTAATATTTGTTAAACATTTAAACAAACACCAATGAAAAAATCAGTTAAAGTAATCGGAAAAATCATTTACACAGTCCTGGCTTTGTCGCCAATCTTTGCGCTGGGTTATATGCTTGGCTTAAAATTATTGTAAACACCAAATCCAAAAAAAAAAATGAAACACTTAATTTTGAAAACCTCAAAAATTGTTGAAGGCACAACCGTTGTTCCTCAATATTTTAGAATTAATCAGTCGCAGTATTATAAAATTGTAAGCGATAAAACTTACGTCGTAGTATCGTTTTACGGTACTACTAAAGAGCAAATGGAAGCCTTAACCATTTATCCTGAAATTCAAGTAAAGTTTGTGGAGCATCTTTACATTTATGTACAAGACCAAAATATTGTTGAAATAACCAAAGAACAATTTACCAAACAATTCGACGCTTGCATGGCTTTTATTGATTCTTTATGATAGGCACCGACTCACAAAACGCGCTAATTAGAGGCTGGCTTTTAAACGGCTATTCCATAACGCAGCTGGAGGCTTTGACCCAGTTTGGATGCTTTAGACTGGCGGCTAGGATTGCATACCTTAGAGACAAGGGTTTAGACATCGTGACCGACATGGTTACGCTAGAAAATGGTAAAAGAGTTGCACGCTATTTCCTTAAACCATGAGAGGCCGCAACCTAACGGAATACGACAAAGAGTTAATCTTTGACGCTTGGCAAGACCGAAAGCAAATTAAGGTAATTGCTCAAGAAATGGGCCGCTCTTATGCTTGCATTTATTTTCACCTAAAAAGGCGCTCGCTGGTTGGTTAAATCCAAAATGTTTATATTTGAATATTAAATCATTTTTGAGGTAGGAGCCAAAAATGATTTCATAGGGTTTACTAAACCTAGCCTGTCAGACTCCTACCTGGCAGGCTTTTTTATTTTATGGAAGGCAAGAAATCATTTGTATTGTACACAGACCAAAGAGAAGTCTTTGAAGAGTTATCCGACGAGGATGCTGGAAAGTTGATAAAGCATATTTTTAGCTATGTTAACGACGAAAACCCCGAGACAGACGACAAGTTGATTAGGTTAGCTTTTCTACCCATTAAGACCCAGTTAAAACGGGATTTAAAGATGTGGGACGAGAAAAAGCATTCAAGGTCTGAAGCAGGTAAAAAGGGAGGTCTAGCAAAGTCTAGCAATGCTAAGCAAAGTCTAGCAAAACCTAGCAATGCTACAAATTCTCTAGCAAACGTAGCTGTTAATGTTAATGGTAATGTAAATGATATATATAGGGAGACAAACAAAGAAATGCCAGTAAATGAAGAGACCCACAACGAAATCTTTAGAAAGCTTTGGACAAGTTCTATTTGGCTAGAAGGAATTGCAATGAAAAATAAGGCTACAATTGACCAGGTTAGAAATCACTTGAATGACTTTAGACAAGAAATGATATTAACAGAAAAATTAAAGGTAGATGAGAAAGACGCTAAAGAGCATTTTGTTAACTGGATAAAGAGAGGCAATCCAATACCTGAAAAGGAAGAGCCTAAATACGCTAAATCAACAATTGAGGACAACTGGTGGTAAGATGAAAGAGATAAAAGAATTAAACGACCTAAATAGAAATGTTTGGGGATTGATTGTACAAGCTCAGCAAACTAAGAATTGGGCATTAATGGAAGTAAACTTAAAAAGGTTGTACGCTTTGCAAAAAAAGTATGTCAATATTATAAATTTACAAGATTATGAGATTAAAGGTACTAAATTAGCATTGCAAGAAGAGGCAAGGCAAAATAGGATATTTGAAAGGCAATGGTTTACAGACCTAGCCAAGAAACAAGGCAAATACAACGAACTTAAAACGGAAATAGATAAATACTTTTTTGAATGAAAAAACACAACAAAGAGTTTGACCTAGATTTTTGCGAGGCATCAATTAAGACATTTGCTGGCCAACGCGAGTCAATGCTAAACAATTTTCGTAAAGGCAAAGAGGCTGGAAGTAAAACCTATGTAAGGGATATCGACCAGGTAACCAGCGGAGGACTGCAAAATAAGATGTGGTCATGGAAGGCTGGAGAGTTTAATTTGTGGACGGGTTACAACAACGAAGGTAAATCGCAATTCCTTATTTTTCTTTGCGTATTAAAGGCAATTAATGAGGGTTGGAAATTTGCTTTCTTTAGTCCTGAGAATTATCCTCCCGACGAGTTCTTTGATGACATAATACACACGATAACTGGAAAGAGTACCGACCGAGCTTACAAGAATTTTGACCTTAGCGAAGAGGAGTACCTAAATGCTTTTGATTTGGTAAAGGATAATTTCTTTTTTGTTTACCCTGAAAAAAACGGAGTTCCTGACTTTAGAATAGAACAGATAGAAAGTGTATTTGAGTTTCTAGTTTGGGAGAGAGGAGTTAACGCGGTAATTGTAGACCCGTACATAAAAATCCGTCACGAGATGGGCCCTGGAGAGCAAGAGCATTTGTACGCCTCGCGGTTTATGATGGATAGAATTAACTTTACTAGAAAGAATAATGTAAGCTATCATTTGGTCATGCACCAAACAACACCACGAAAAGAGAAAGACGGCAATTATCCTCCTCCAAGTCTCTATCAAATAAAGGGGGGGGGTACCTTTGCAGATTCGACCGACAACACGATTTCAGTATGGAGACCTAATAGAGCAACCGACCCGAACGATACAACGGTTATAATTAAGACGGATAAGATTAAGAAACAAAAGCTGGTTGGAATACCTTTCGAGATTACAATTGATTTTAACAGAAAGCGCAACCGTTACATTGGTAAAGATGGATTCGATTACTTTGCAAACGCAAATGTTAAAAGCCATCAATTCCCAGGAGTAGAAAAGTTTCCCAATTTGGGAACAAATAATTTTGAGATTGAAACAGAAACTAAATCTCCATTTTAAAAATGTCAACTACCTATTTTTTATCAAACAGAAAGGAAAAGAAATCGCTTAAGTTAATTAGACAAATACAGATGTTTTGCCAGCGCAAAAACATAGATTTAAACTCAGATATTAAAATTGAAATAAGTGAAGCTATGAATTCAGAAACAAAATTTAACACGATTAAAATAACTATTAACTAAAAAAACCATGAGCAAGATTTACGGCGGAAACGCAAAAATGATTACCACAAAGTATGGCGATATGTGGACAATTAGCCAATCAAGAAAAGACTTGGAAACATTGTTAAAGTTTATGAACGACAACGATACTGAATGGGTCAACTCATCGGTAAAGGAAAAGCAAGAAAAGGTCGAAGGCAAGGCAACGCATTATTTGGAAGTTTACCAAAGGGAGGCCGTACAAGTGGCAAACAAGCCGACAGAGAAACGCATTGTCGAAACTGATAACTTACCTTTCTAAATGAAAAAAAACGATTTGTACGCAATCTTTGTGGCGCTGGTAGGCATTACCCTACTGGCGTTGCTAAAGGTTTCTAGCTTGTTGCTTTTTGTAGTGGCCTTGGCTTTGTGGACCTTGGCCTGGTCTTGGGTTTACAAAAAATGTAAATGATTCAGTTTAAAATAAACGAAAAGCCTTTAAGCGTCAATTTAGCCTGGCAAGGTAAGCGTTATAAAACGCCAGCATACAAAGATTACGAAAAGGCAATGCTTTTGCGTATGCCAGCATCAAAGGTGGACCCAGCGCAAATGCTTAGAGTTGAATTTTTCTTTGGATTTAGCAATCAAGCCAGCGATTTAGACAACCCAGTTAAATTGCTTATGGATATTGCGCAAAAGAAATACGGGTTTAACGATAAAAACGTTTTTGAGTTAAACGTTCGTAAATGCCTAGTTGACAAAGGCGACGAATTTATACAGATGGGTATTTATAATTTATTGCCGTTTTAAACAAAAATCACCTTTATAACTTGTATTATTATCGGAATCCTATATTTGCCTAAAGATTAAAACGATGAGCATATACGAGGGATTATTTATACGAAAAGCACGCAAAGCCGCTGGTTATACGCAAGAGCAGTTGTCCGAGAAAATCGGACTGTCCTTAGCTCCAATTAACCAGGTCGAGAACGGTTGGGAAAGCATAAGCCTAAACAGATTAAGGCAGATTTGCGAAGAGATTGGTTTAGAGGTTATAATTAGACGGAAAGATGCCGAGAATCCAGCCAACTAAAACCGATTATTCCTTAGAGATTAGATACCGATTAAGGGACGGCCATTGGTCGCCTTGGTCGAATAAAGGGAAAGGTAAGTTTGAGACAATGGAGGTTGTACAACGACAAATTAGAACGCTGGCGGCTTCTTATCAACTTAGAGAGAAAGAGGTACGCTTTGAATGGAATGGAGTTCTTTGCGACTTTGCTGGCAATAAGACTGGCGAGGTCATTAGACTTAAATAGTTAGTTTTGGGTTAGTGTTAACTGGAAAGCCTTGCTCAATCGGGCAAGGTTTTTTTACTTAAATTTGTAATTATGGAAAAGCATTTACATTGGAACGAAAAAGACAAACAAAAGGCGTTTGACCTTATAATTGAGCAAATTTGCCAAGGTAAAAGCCTAAAATCTATAATTGACTTAGACAAAAACAACCTACCAGCATACAAGACTTTTTTGGATTGGGTCGTAAAAAATGAGGAAATGAGTAACAAATACGCGAAGGCAATGACTGTTAGAGCGGAATTAAAGTTTGAAAGCATCGAGCAAGACTATTCGGAGCCTCCACAAAGAGACTCGGAAACTGGAAAGATAGACCCAGGATGGGTAAGCTTGCAAAGATTGAAGATAGACGCAAAGAAATGGGAGTTGTCTAAGCTAATGCCTAAGAAGTACGGCGACAAGCAAGAAACAACACATATTTTGGAAACGCCAATATTTACAGGAATCGACCTAAATGTTCCAAAAGACAACGGCGCAAGCTAAAATCTCAAAGCTGAGAAAAAGAGTAAGGATTGTACAAGGTGGCACCTCATCGTCCAAAACCTTTTCGATTTTGCCTTTGCTCATTACTCATGCAATGCAGACTCCCTATACCGAAATTTCGGTAGTGGCTGAATCAATCCCACACTTAAAGCGTGGAGCGGTTAAAGACTTTTTAAACATTATGGTCATGACTGGCAATTATCGAGACGCTCAATTCAATAAGTCTGACCTTAAATACAAGTTTTTAAATGGCTCATTTATTGAGTTTTTCTCGGCAGACCAACCCGACAAACTTAGAGGAGCAAGAAGGCACGTTTTATTCGTAAATGAGTGCAACAATATCGACTTTGAGTCCTACAATCAATTATCAATACGTACAAGGGATTTTATTTATTTAGATTATAATCCAACCCAAGAATTTTGGGTGCATACGGAGCTTATAAAAGACGAAGACTCGGACTTTGTCATATTGACCTACAAAGACAACGAAGCCTTAGACGCTGCAATTGTAAAGGAAATAGAAAAGGCAAAAGAAAAGGCTAAAACATCTAAATACTGGGAGAACTGGTGGAGGGTTTATGGCCTTGGTCAGGTTGGAAGTTTAGACGGTGTTATTTTCTCTAATTGGTCATCAATCGACCAGGTCCCAGCAAACGCCAAGATAATTGGCTACGGCATGGACTTTGGATTTACTAACGACCCAACGACATTGGTTGGAATTTATCAATACGACGATTGTTTAATTGTTGACGAAAAGATTTACCGCCAAGGGATGCTAAACTCGGACATAATTAAAGAAATGAGCCGATTAGGAATAAATAAATCGGACAAAATCTATGCAGACTCGGCCGAACCGAAAAGTATTGAGGAAATTTACCGCTCAGGATTTAACATTAAACCAGTCCTAAAGGGAGCCGACTCGATAAA